ATAAATAGAATTTATAAATAAAATAATAAAAAAATACAAAAAATATGAACTTTATTAATTACTAATATTATTTATTTTTAATCTATTAGTAATCTATTTTCTTAATTCCCGTGCTCCATTATATATATATATATATATGATGATAGAAAAATATGTTAAATATAAAAAAATGTATTTAGATTTAAAAGGTGGAACAATACTTGTACTAAATAAAGCAAGCAAACAAACAAAGAAACATGAATTGATATATATAAATGAAAAATATTCATTTAGATTAGATAAAACCCAAAAAATCGTAATATATGATGGCGATATAAAATTAAACGATAATGATAGTAATGAAATACTTTATAGATATAGAGATGTATCACCTGAAAAAATAGCCATGGACGATAATAATTTTAAAAAAAATAAAAATGGAACTTTTACAGCAAACAAAATAATTGATCTTGTAAAATCATCAAACAAAAAAAATATCGGTATTTCTTCGGATTTAATAGATTTTTATGATGATGAGTTTATCTTGGATAAGTGTATAATAGATCCATCTTATGGGCGAAAAAAATTTATAGAAAATTATTCAACCAATGCTAATAAAGAGATTTTTAACTGTTATGAAATACCTAAGACATATACAAATTTTAGTATTATCGATGAAGATGAAGAAACATATACACGAAATAATAAATAATAAATAGATTAAATATCTAAACTAAAAGACATAATTTTAATTAACATTTAATATTAATTCATTATGAAAATTAAAATCAATAATATAATGTTTTAAAGGTTCTATATATCCATATTTATTAATACAAATTAGAGAATTATATATATCTTCATACTTGGTACTAAAATTATAAATTTTTTCATAAATTTTATTATCATATGATGATGCAACAATATTAGAAACAAAATTGATATTATATGTAATATATTTAGTTTTTTCATTATAAATATAATGTGAATATTTAAATATTACATCAGTATAATTTTTAAAACCTAAACTATTTGAATAAAATATTTTATTCCATTTTTCATTTAATTTATTATATTGTATATATCTTAGTTTTTCTTTATCATTTAAAATAGTTCCAAATCCTCGACATCTATATTTATTTATAATTTCTATAGGATCTTTTGAACCTGCAAAATATTTATAATCTATATTAATCATTGTAAAACATGCAGAAATACATGTTGGAGTCATTTTAACTGTATTACCATCATAATATCCTCTAACAATTGGTAAATGAAATGCAGAAACAGTTGAAAAGAAATCATTATATTTAATTTTAAATATTTCGATAGTTCTTGGTAATAGAGGTGAAGATAATTTATATTTTAAATTTTCACTAAAAGATATAATATTTTCATTATTTTGATTAAGAATAATTTGCATATCTTCAATTGATGCTAAATTAATTTCATCTAGATATTTATTATTAGTTATAATATTATTAATTTCTTTATTTTTTTTATATTCACAATACATTGGATAAATAATATTTTTAATATCTTGTGAATTAATATTTTTAATATCTGTAAAATCATTTAAATGGGTTTTTATAAATTCGTTATTTATAAAAACTGTTAATAATTTAATAGATTTAATATTAATTTCATGTTCAATATTTTGTTCAATACATGATTTAATTGAATAAACTTTATCAATAAATTCTAATCCATTTAAATTACACATAATATCAATATCTGAATCACGATAATATTCATTAATATAAAATATAAAATCTTCTGGATTAAAATTATTAATATCTATACAATTTAACATAATTGGATTAAAATTTGGCAAACAACATGCTATTAATGATCCTGATAATGCAATATTATCAAAATTTAAATTTTCAAAAATATCTTTATTTATTCCTGAACAAAATAAATTTAATCTAAATTTAAATGTTTGTAAATTACAAATACCATATTTTATTTTTTCATCATAAACAAGACATGTTCCCATAATATTATTATGTATATCATATAATTCTTTATTAATTAATATTGGTAAATATGGTGAATTAAAATTTGAAATTGTATAATCGATTGGTAAATTTGGTAATAAATTTGCAGTATCTATATCAAATATAAAACGATCATCTTTATTAATATGTTTTTTCTTAATAGATTCTTCCATATAAAAAGTCAACCATGCATATGAAAATAAATATTTAAATACAAAATAATATTTTGAAATAAATTTTGTATCTATTAATATTTCTAAAATATATTTATTATTAATAATATAATGACATAATTCTTTAGAAGATAATAAATTCATTACTAGATAATAAAATTCGGGACTTTCAATAATTTTACTCTCTTGAATAAATTTACTAAATGTTTCTATATTCATATGTTCATAAATTGAATGTGTCGTTATTCTATATAATTTATATCCTTTATTATTTAAATTAGATGATGCATCAACATATAATTGTTTACGATAAATATGTGCAAGATAATTATCACAATCTGCAGAAGATATTTTATTTAGAATACCTCTAACATATTCATCTTTAATTTGATTAGTTGTTGATAAATTAAATTCTCTATTTATAAAACTCAGAGATATATTTAGTTTACAATTAAATTTTAATGCCCAATATGTTCTCTCATTAATAGTTTGTAAAATATTAATTTTATTAATTAATATTTTATCATCATTATATTCAGATGCCATATAATCATTTACTAATTTTAAAAAAATATAATTTTCAAAATTACAAACACCATTAAATTGTAATAAAAAATTTTTTATTTTTTCTTCATTTATATTTGAAAAATTTAAAATTAATTCATTCTGATCAACTTGTGTAAAAAATTTCCTATCAATATTAAAATATTTACTCAAAAATTCATAACTCTGAACTTGTAAACTATCTAAAAATATAGAATTTTTAATTATATTTGTTGAAACAGGAATTAATGTATAATTTATTATATTTTTAATATCTTGATCTAATTTTGTATTTTTTAAACATAATATTAAAATTCTTCCATAATCTTTATGAATATCATCAATTATAATAGAATTAGGTTTATTTTGATTAAATATATTATCAATTAATATCATTATTATATATATTTAAAATATATTAATTATAAAATAAATGAAATTCAATTTTTATACAATATAAACATAATATTCTTCTTTTAATTGAATATAATCTTTTTTAATTAGATATTCTAATCTAGGGAGTAAATTTTTATCTTTAATTTGGAAATAAGTATTTTTAAGATTAATAGTTTTTAATAAATCATTAAATTGTAATCCTAAAGGTAAAACTTTTAAAATTTTAATTATATAACAATCAATTGTATTATTAATGTCAAATGTATCAATTTTTTTTTGATTAATTATATTTTCAGTATTTTCTTCATTTAAATTTATATTTTTATAAATTATACCAAATTCTATATTATTATTATTTTCTAATATAATTTTATATGTTAATAAAATATCAATATTTTTTTTTATAATATTAATTGTTTTTATATCATTATTAGATATAATTAATTCAGATATTAGATCATCTAAAGAAATACTTTTTTTATTAGATACTATAAATAATATAGATATTTGAATAATATTTCCAGATATTACAAAATCATTTAATTCAATATCAATAAAACTATTTTCTAAAGACCATTCAATATTTTTATATACATATTTTAATTTATAATATTCTTCATATGTTTTTAAATAGACTAGAATTTCATTTGGTATACATAAATTATATTTATGTTTATCTTTCCATTTATTTTTAGAGATTATAGTATTACATATATTATAATCAATTGGATAATTTGAATTAATTGTTATCGATTTTAATTCTTTATTAAAATCTTTATTAATATTAATTTCATCTAAATATTTTATAATTTTATCATAATTTGTATCATCAGAATTATTAAAATTAATCATAATTAGATTTAAATAATTAATAGTTTCATCATTTATATCATATTTAAAAAAGATATCAATAGAATTGTATAATATATTTAAAAAATAATGAGTTTTATGAGATTTTAATATAATTTTCGTAATATTTGAAACTATTTGTTCAATAATATCTTTTTTATAATCATTTAATTTCTTCTTTAAAATAATTAATGATATAACAATATATTTTATAAAATTTTTATCTTGATTAAAAATATTTTCACATGATTTAATAATATTATTATGGATACTATATGGTTCAATGTCATTTTTTGAATAATCATATAAAATATTGAAAATTTCACATATAATTGCAAAATCTAAAAATAAATTACAATCTTTATATTTATCTAAAGTTATAATAAAACTTTTTTCTATATTTTTTATTATACTATCCATATAATTAATAAATTCAATATTATAATTATTTATATTCATATATTTAATGATGTTATAATAGTCATTATTAATTTTATCTTTTGTTAAATTTAATTTTGATAATATGGTAATAATTGGTAATTTATTTAATATTGTTTTTATATTAGAATTATAAGTTATTTTATCAACATATTTATTTAATCTTTCAATTGTTTTTATATTAGAATTACAAGTTAGTTTATTAGTATATTTATTTAATCTTTCAATTAATTCAAAATCTAATATTAAATCATCATAATTTAAACTAATGTTAGATTTGAAAACTTTTTCTATTTCACTATAAAAAATATCTATTAACGCATGATGATAATAACTAATATTTCTAACAGGAACATGAAATAATAATGAAATTAATAAATTATATGCACATTCAATATGTTCATTAGATGTATTATTAATAATAGGTTGAATAATTTTTTCAATAATAATAGTTTTATTTGTATTAAATAAAATTTCACCATAAAAAATATTAATTAATGTTTCATTATAATTATAATCGTAATTATTAATATTAATATCTTTAATATTTTTTCTAAGATATAAATAATTAAATAATTTAGTTATTTTTTTCATTTTATTTACTAAATCCATCATTATTATATCTATTTTTTTATTAAATTGGATTTTATCATTTATATAATTTTTTAATTTATTATGAATTAAATTATATATATCAGATTTATTTGAGATTCTAATAAAATTATATATGTCTAAGTTATCATTCGAATAAAATACTTTATCAAGATATGTATCAATGTCATATTTTTTTTTAATTTGAAAAACATTATAATTATCAAATAGTATATCCATTTATTATATATTTTAAATATATATATAATAAATATATTAAAGATTCAATTTTTTATAATTATAAATCATATATACAAATTAAATAATTTGGGATAATATTTAGAGATATATTATTGGATAAATATTTAATTTTAATTATATCTTTATTTAAATATTTTTTATCAAATGATTTTTGTTTATCACTATCTAAAATATTATTATATATAATTTTATCATCTATTATAAAAAATACATTATCAAATTGATTAAATAAAACAATTGGTATTTTATGATATTTATTTAAAATAAATAAATCAATAATTCCTAAATAAAAATATTCTTTCTGTAAAAATAATTTTGTCCTATAATCTTTAATTAATTTATCTTTTTTAATTTTAATTATATCTTTAAAATTTTCATATAATATATCTTGATTATTCTCATTCATAATCCAATCATATATATATGATTTAAAAATATTTGCTAAATCTGTTTGTAATATAGAATAATATCCTAAATTTCTAAATTGAATATCGGATAAATTATTAATAATCCAATAAAATGAATTTGCATATGATCTAAAAATAATATTATTATTAATAATTCTTTGATAAAAAATATTATTTATTTTTTCAATAGGAAAAATAAAATTTTCATCATTAATTGTTTTTGAATTTTTAATAATTTTTCTTTTACCAATTATTGGAATATTAGATTTACCAAAAATTTCACTTAATATCTTATTTACATTTAAATTATTACTTTTAATTATTTTTTGCTCATCACGATATGTATAATTATTAAAATTTACAATATCTGAAATAAAATATTGATCAATAGATAATATTTCTAATGATTTTAATTCATTATTAACTAATTCATTACTAACTCTTGATATATATTCTATTAATTTTTCATTTGTCAATGTAAATACACATTTATTTTTAACCCAATCACAATGATTATTAATATTACATTCATCTTTTATTTTATTATTAATACATAAATCACGATTATTTTTAATCTCATAATTATTTATCTTTTTATCATTATTTATATTAACTAATTTTATTTCATTTTCTCCACCTTTTAATTTATTTTTATTATTTAATTTATTATATAATTTAATAATATCTGAATCTTCGTCATATTCATATATAGAATCTATTGTTCTTTCTGTTTCTTCAGAATTAATTATTTTATTATCATTTCTATATTCATAATATGATTGTTTAGATCTATCAATTATATTATTATTAAAAATATCATATATTTCAATAGAAGTTATTTTGAATAATATTTTTTTAATTTCATTTATAGAGTCTTCGTCAATATTAGATAATATTTTAATAATTTTATTTTTAATTTTATCATATAAATTTAAATAATTTGCTAATTCAAAACGAAATAATTCATAATGTTCATTTTCATATAATTCTTTTTGAATATTTATAATTCTATCATCTATATTTATATTTTTTGATCCTTTTTTTATTTCTAAATCAATAATATCATATAATGATCTAGATTCAAGAATATGATTTGGTAATAATTTATTTAATTCATTTTTAGATATAGTAATTTTTTCAACTGGAATTGAAATTTGAGAATCTATTGTTATAGCAATAATAGTATAATTATTATTTTTATTATCAGTATAAATAAAACCATATGGTTTTATGTTGATATATTTAGATATATTATTTAAAAATGTTAATGTTTTATCAATTGGTTTTACATATTTATCAAATTCTGTAATGATCGGGATTTCATATAATGTTCCAGAAGGTTTAGTTGGTATTAAAAAATTAGTATCTGAAACTAAATATTTACATTTATTTCTCAAATCAATTATTTGTTTAATACAAATAATATTATTACTTAATAATGTATAATAAATATTTTTTGCATTCATTATTTTAATATTTGTAAATGATATATTTTTACATGACAAATTCATATAATTAATTAAATGAGATATTATATCAGATTTATTAATATTAAAAATAGAAATTATATTAATATTTTTTTCATTGCTTTTTTTTAAAACTTCAACAATTGGATAATAATTATTATCTTCTTTTAATAATATAATATTTTTTCTAATTGGATCTTGATAATATATTAAATTTTCTATATTTTTACATAATAATATATAATCTGTCTCAAGTGTTGTTTCTTGAACTCTCTTTTCTATTATATATATATTAATTCCTTCAGGTATTAATATTCCAGGAATATTAATTAGATCATCAGTTAAAGTATGGTCTAATTCTAAATTAGAATTTAAAGTATTTAAAAAATTATCAACACTATTAAATTGTGTTTTAAGATCACCGGAATTAGCAAAAATAAAATATTGTTCATTTTTAATTCCATTAATAATTTTATTTTTAATTTCTATTAATGTCATATCTAAACATGATGCAACAGCATTTAAAAATGGATATTCATCATTACTAGAGCCAAATTTCATAAAATATCCGGTTTCTGAAGATGTTAAATAATTATTTTTAATTACTCTAGTTTTATTTAATAATTTATTACAAAAATAATCTAAATATTTTGATAAATAACCAAATCTTCCTGGTAACATTTTATTTGAATCTTGTAATATATACAATTTATCACCAGATATATTTTTTGTAGTATTTTTATTTTGTAATTTACCTGTACATTGTAAATGATAATCTTTTTTTGCTTTATTTTTAGAAATTCCCGGATCTTTTTTAAAACAACAAGGCATACATAATCCATTTGGATTATTTGATCTTTGTAAAAATCCAACATACATATATTCATTATTGATATCTGGATTACATGTATAATATAATGAATTATCCATTTTTATTGCTTTAATTATAACTTCTTTTTTCTTTTTACCTTCAGTAATAACTACTTTTCTCTCATATTCTCCAGTTTTAGAATTTAATATATAACCTGTTTTTGTCATTTCATCTATTGTTTTATCGGTATATAATATAGGTCGTCTATTTTTATCTCCAGAATTTTGACATGATCTTGTCCATTGATTTTGTCCTTTCTCAGGTTTAAAACCAATTCTCTCTTTATCTAATTTAGTAATTTGTTTAATATTAGAATTATCTTCAATATCTGTATTAATAATTTCATCAACTTTATTTCTTCTTTTTGCAATATTAGTTAAAGTTTTTAATTTATCTTTTATTTTTAATCTATGAGGATTTTTATTAAAATATGTATCAACATATAAATATAATAATATAGCCATTAATTCTAATATTTGATTTAATTGTTCTTGTGATCTTGCACCTGAAATTTTAATTTTATAGTTATCTTTATTTTTACCTTGAATATCTATACCTATACCAGGAGGTTTAAATTTAGAAATATTATCTAATTTTTTAAGTATTTTTCTAGATTTTTTTAGAGTTGGATGTTTTTTAACAACATCTTCAATTTTTTCTAAAGCATTTTTTTCAGTAATATTAAATTGTTTTGAAATTTCTATAGATAATAAATTTGGTATAAATTCATAATTTCTTAAAAAATGTATTATTCTATTTTCTATTTTTGCTTCATTTTCATATTTAGAAATTCTTTTATATCTTAAATATGTTCCATATTTAGATTTATCATTTTTTTCTATATTTTTAGATTGTCTTTTTCTTGGATCAATAACAATTGAAATATAAGGGAAAAAATATCTAGCAAATTCAGATAAATCATTATGATTTATTGTACATTTTTTAGGTAATTCAAAATGTTGTATTGTATTAATAAATGCATATTTAAAATGAAAATCATCTGGTTGTATTAATTGAATTTTTTTATTTTCTTTATTTATTTTTTCTATTAATTCTCTAATATTTAAATATGTTGCTTCAATATCTGTAATTGTAGCTTGATCTTCTTCTTTCCATTGTGTTTTATATTCCATTCTACCAGTTTCAAATAATGTTACCGCAATATATTTATTTACAGAACCACCTTTTGAATTAATTTTAATTTTAAAATTAATCCCATATGGAGAATTTTCAAACCATTTAGCTAATACAGCTTGTTTATCTGTTTCTTGATTTTCTTTATAAAATTTAATAATTAATTTATTACCATGAGTTTGATATTGAAGAAATGGATATTTTTCTGATACTATAAATGAATCAAATATTCTATATAAACTAATATTTTCTTTATCATATATTGTTTTATATTGTAAATTTATATGAATTACAGCTTGTGTAATAAAATTAGATTTTAATACCGACATATAATCTAATTTTTCTATTTTAACTTGTTCTATGGTTCTTGTTATTTCTCCTTCTAGTAATAAATCATTCTGAATATTTTGAAAAACACTTAATATTTTATTAATTTCAAATCTTTTTAAATCTTTATTTGAATTAACATAATCTACAATATGTTTAAATTCATCTTGTGTTATTTCATAATAATATATTCTAATATAAACATCATATAAATTTCTTAGTTCATCAATATCAACCTCATAATTAGATCCTATATCATTATAAATATCAATCATAAATATTTCATTATTAGTATAATATCCATCATATTCATTCATAACATTATATTCATCATTTTCTCTTTTAATTTTAGAACCATATTTTTTTATATTATCTTTTAAAAGTTTTAAATTACCTTTTAATTTTTCATATATATGTAGATGTTCATTTGGTTCAATATCAATAGATAATAATTCATTTTTTGTAATCCATTTTTGCCCTAACATAATTTTATCTTTAAAATTAACATTTTTACCATTTATTATTGTATTATATTCATATTCTGACCATAAATACATTCTTGAAGGTATTATATATGGTGTATCTTTATTAAATTTATTATCAATTTGAATACTATTACATATTTTTTGTTTAATAATTTTTATAGTATCATTATTGAATATATATTGATTAAATACATAATTTTTTATAAATACATTTTTTAATATATTGTCATAAACTAATGTATTTTTATCTTTTGGGAAAATACACATTTTTTCCATTTTTTCATCTCTATCTTCATCACTTTTTTCAATAGCTAAATCTATTAATTCTTTTATTTTATTTGGATTTTGATCTATTTGAACTTCATCATCTTTATACATATTTTCTAATTCTTCAATATCATATGTATTATCAATATCTATAATTTCATCTTCTTGTTCTTCATTTAAATTTAATATATTTTCTGTTAATATATTATTTTCACTATTATCATTATCATCATCATCATCATCATCATCATTATCATCGTCTTTATTATAACGTTTTAAACTATTATATAAACTAGATGATCTAAATAATTTATATGATCTAGATAATTTAGAATCAATAAGCATAGAATTAGATGTTGTATAGTCATTTTTTTCATCATCTTTATCATCTTCATTATCTTTAATAGAATTTTTTTTTAATTTTATATTAGCATTTCTATTAAATATAGCTTGATAATTATATTGTGATTTAACAATAAATTTTAAATTAATAAAATGAGTATCAAACCATTCTTTAGAAAATTTTTGTATAATATCATTTCTTTTTTGGGAACTTTTAATAATATTTTGTATAGAGGATAAAATATGTTCTGTTAAAAAAAAGAATTTATACCAAAATTCTCCATAAAAATTATTTAAAATATTTAATTCTTTATCATTTAAAGAAATTAACGTATCAAAAAAATTTAAATCTTTTATTTTTTTAAATATTTTTAACATCTCATTAGACATTAATCCTCCTACAAAAATATAATATTGATATTGGATTTTTCTATTATCATTTTTATATTTATATATCAATTTAATTGGTGAATTCATTAATATAATATAAGATATTATATTAATATTTAACAAAATATTTATAATAATTATTAATTAATAATAACAATATCTTTATTAATTTGTAATAATTGTTCTTTAATTTCATTACAATAATAACCATTTTTTAAAATAATAATACATTCATTATCTATTATTATTTTTGGATTATATATGATTAAATTATAGCCATATAAATATTTACTTTCTTTTTCTTTTGAATTATCTAAAATACCAGATATTTTTTCTTGTTTTAATCCTAATGTGAATAAAAATTGTGTATTATATGATGCTCCAAATACATATATATTTAAATTTGTATTTTCTATAATATTATTACATCTATTTATAAAATTATAATAATTATCTAATGTTGAAAAAAATAAATCATTATAATTATATATACTAATGTCATTTTCTTTTTTTTTATTACTTTTTTTAACATGAAATAATATACTATGATTTTCATAATCTATTACATTAATAATATTAAATCCATTATATTCTAATAACCATATTATATTTTCTTTGTTTAAAAATATTGTATGTTCAAAAAATATTCCAAGAAATGGGGATATTTCTTTTAATCCAATATATTCCATATTAGGAACACCAAAAAACATCTCCCCATTTTCTTCTAATATTTCATAACATTTCTTTAAAAATAGATTAGGTTCATAAATATGTTCAAATAAATGAGAATGTATTATAATATCTATTTTTATACTAGTATAAAAATTATTATCAAAAAATCCTTCAATAAATTCAATATTATCATTAAATAATATATCTTTATTTTTATTTGGTTCTATAATATACCATTTTTTATATTCTAATGATTTATTGGCAATTTTACCTGATGGATCACCTATTTCTAAAATATTTTTATTTATTATAATGTCTTTAATTGAATTACAAAATAAATTAAAATAATTTTCCCATACTTTTCCAATTGATGAATAATTATGAGAATTTGAATATAATTCTTCTAATAATATTAGTTTATCTAATTGAATTGTTTTACATTCTAAACATTGTGAAAATGATAAATTATTATATTTAAATTCATAATTATTTTCACAACAAGATAATTTTATTGGCATATTTTCTAAACAAAATATATTTTTTATTTTATTATTACAAATGCCACATAATATTCTTTCCATATATTTATTTATACATAATATATATTTAAATTATTTCTTCTAAAAAGAAAAATAACTTTTGAATAAAAAAAAATGGAAAATTCTTATCAATTAAATCATCTTGTGATAATGATCCAAACCATATAGCAACAAAAAAAGGAAAATAACATACTGAATTTTTTAAATCATTTTCATATTCAGTATATGAATAATTTTTTATATTATTTTCTATTAATTTTTTATAATAATAATTCTTAAAAATTGGAAAATTTAATTTAATATTATCTAAATCAAAACTCTCTATTAAAAAAAATATTAAATCTTGAACACCTTTGCCAATAGTAATATATTGCCAATCTAAAAATATGGGTTCTAAATTATTATCATAAAATATATTTGGAGATTTAACATCTCCATGAATTAATGTAAGATTATTAATAGATAATTTTTCTTGAATTTCTTGAAAATTATTTTTAATATTTTCTGCAATATTTAGTTGTTTATCTGATAATGTATTTTTCCAATTATCAACAAAATTTAACCAATTATCATTTATAAATTCTGACCAACTTGGATTAAATAATATATCATTATGTTTTTTTAATTTAGGAAATATTTTTTTTATATCTTTATTCCAAAATTTACTATGTAATAATGCTAAATTATCTATTACTTTTAATGATATATTAATATTTTCTTTATTTAAATCTAAATTTAATCTATTTAATTTATTTATATTTAAATTTTCCATTAATATTCCAATTGTATTTAAATTATCATCTCTAATTAATCCATAAAATTTTGGAAATTTTACATTTACATACCTAGAAATAACATCATAAAAATAATTTTCTCTTTCATATAAACCTAATTTAGTTGCCATTAAAGATAGTTTAGTTTCATTTTTATTTTCTAATTTTAAAACACATTCAATTTGTTTTTTATCAGTAATAATAGTTAATGCAATAACATCAGAAATAAAGCCACCTTTTAATTTATTATCATAAATAATTATATCTATAATATTTAAATTTAATGTATTTATAATATATTTTTTAATATGTTCCATTGATAATTTATTAAAATATAATATTTCTTCTAAATTAATATTATTGTAATTATTAATAGTATAATCAGCACCATTTATTAATAATTCATTTACAGAATAATTAGTTGTAATTCCTACAACACAATGAATATTTGATAATCTTGCACTCAATAATCCAGATTTAGAATCTTCAAATATTATAACTCTATTTTTTGATATATCATATTTTTTTATACTTTCTAAATATGGTTCTGGATATGGCTTTGATCTTTTACATTCACTACCAATTGTAATAAAATCTATATATTTATCTAATTTACAAAAATTTATTATTTTATTTGCAACAGGTCTATTACAATTAGTAACAATTGAACATAAATAACCTTTTATTTTTAATTCTTTTATAAACTCAATCATTCCATCTATTATTTTAATCTCATTAATATTTTCTATAAATAATTTATCTTTTAATTCAGATATTTTATTTATATCACATTTGGTTAATAACATTTGAACAACTTTTTCATCTGAATTTCCATGTATATATTTATTAAAAATATCTAAATTTAGATCAATATTATAATCAGATAATATTGATTTCCAAACATTAAAATAAATATGATCAGTATTAACTAATGTTCCATCTAGATCAAATAAAAAAACATATGATTGATTTATATAATTTTGTAATTCTAATGGTGTACCTAAAGAAAAAACTTTATCTTCATCTAATTCATAACCAAAGAAATCATATATATTAATCATTTTATCAATAATACATGATGTATATGGTTCTCCATTAAATGTAATATTATTATCTAATATATATTTACAATAATATACAAGTTGTTCAATATCATTAAAAACATAACATCCTGTATTGGCATTTGATGATATTTTTTGTTTTTCTTTTATCTCCAATATTTTATTATTAGAATCTAATTTTATATATGAATAAATTGGATTTTCAGAATATTTTTTTGTATATAAAACTAAATTAGATTCTGTATTTCTTATAATTGTTAAGATATCTTGTGTATAAAATGTATCACAATCTAATAAAACACATTTTTTATTATTTGATAAAATTTTTTTTAATCCATTATATAATGTTTCTACAGCTCCAGAAGTTTGATATTCAATCGGAATAAAAATAATTTGTGGATATTTATATTTTATAATATTAATAAAATTATAATTTTCTAAATCAATAAAATATAATATAAAAATGTTATCTTGTTCTATAAAATATAAATTATCTAATAGGTAAAATATCATTTCTTTATTTAAAACTTTAATTAAAGGTTTTGGTTCTTTATAACCTTCATCATAAAACCGTTGACCTCTTCCGCCTAATGGGATTATAATATTCATTCAATATATAAACAATTATATATTGAATATTTTAAATATTAAAATTATTTTAATTAATTAATTTGAAATATTCGCCATTATTTCTAATAATTCCAAATGAAGACATAAATCTATTAATAATAATATTATTATTAATAATCTGCTCATATAAAAAACCTTCTACAGTATGAGGTATATCTTTATTAATAAATTTAGTTAATTCATTATATGTTTTCATTAAAAGTTTCATTTCATCATAATTACCATACAAATATGGATCCATTATATCTTTAGTTACAGAAGTATATTTACCATGTGAATAACTCATATATATATAATTATTTAATAATGATTGTTTTATATTACCAATGTCTATTATATTATTATAAGTAATATCTGGTCTAATTCGAATAATAATATCATATTTTATATTATTATTATTTTCATATTTAGCACATAATTTAAATGAATTATATATTTTATATATACAACTAGATGCATTCGAAGATGTTGTTTCACAACATAATCCAGGAAACTTCAAATATTGATTTGAACTATAATTATTAATAAAAAATTTTGAATCATAATTTTCTGAATTCATATCTGTACAAAAATTTTGTAAATCATTTAAATTTTCAATATAATTATTATCATTCCATGTTGAATTAAATATATCAACATTACATCCAGATTTAATAATTGGATTAATTATATTATTCATAATATTATCTTTACATAAATTAAAAGTTCTTGTATGACCTGACATACAAATTGCTATATTTGTATTATTTTTAATATATATACTGCATAAATCATCCCAATTATTAATTAATAAATAATCAAAAAGATCATTATTAGTACACATTAAATAATAATAAATATATTGTTCTTGATTCATAACATTATTATTTAATAAATAATCAAATTCATTAATACATAAATTATATAATTTATTAATTGCATTTAAATCTCCACCAATCATTCCACTTGCTACTGTATCATTATGTTCATTATAATATGATATTTTATCATATATATTTTTAGGTTTATTAAAACTTACAATTCTAATTTTATTTTTTTTAAAAAAAATATTTGAAAAATATTTTTCATTAAAAATATCATCATCATAAAGATTTTTATGTAATCCAAAATCTATCCATTGAAAAATTTTAGAATTAAAATAATTTATATTTGCAACTTTATTTAAAAAATTTATTTTATTATTAATAATAATAATATATTCGGGATTACAGAATTCTGGACAATTCTTAAATTCATTTGAAATATTATGTATATTATTATTTTGTATTTCCCTTATTTTTTCAATTTTATCATAATACATTAATTCTTCAAATGGTATAATTATTATTTTTGTATAAATTAAATGTATATCTATTTTTTGTCTTATTTTAAGACACCTATTCACATAATTATCTATTGTAAATATAACAATTGGATTTTTTTTATTTAATATATTTTCTGCATTTAAAAAATATTCTTCTTCTGATCTAGAATATTTATTCCAATTTTCTCTATTAATATTATAATAACAGGTTACTAACGTTATATTTGTATCAAAACATGAAATATAATCTCTATTAATATTTGCTATAATATTTTGTTCAATATTAAAATTATTAATTTTAAATATAAAATATAATAATGAATGAATACTTTCATAAACATTTTTATCTGCATAATTATTAAAAAAATGTTTACTTATTTCATTACATATTATATCAAAATTATTTATTGAATCTGTAATACATATAATATCATTAATTTTATTATTATCATATTTTATTGTATAAAAAGTATTTTCTAATAAAGGAAATAATGGTAATGAATTTATATTAATATCAATATCAAATCTACTCTTTATTATATAATTATATTTAATATCATTATTATATTCATAATCTTTTATATAATCTACACATCTTTTAATTTTTTTATATTGTTTAAATATATCAATACCTTTCCATTCTTTTTTATTATCAAAATTATGCAAGTAATTATTAATAAAATCATTATCTTCTTCTATTTTATCTAAAACAATTATTTTTTTTATTTTATTATTAATATTTTTACAAATATTTAATTTACTATTAATTAATTCATCAGATAATATACAATCTGAATAAAACTTCAATTCATGTTTTATATATGGATGTAAATCAAATTGAATATTAGACATACAAATAAAAATATCACAATCAAATTTATTAATTAATTGTTCAAAATTTTCATAACATTTCTCAAATGATCTTAAATTTCCAGTTATTATTAATGCAGTTTTCATATAATTTTATTATATATATTATACATTTAAATAAAAGAATTAATAAATTTAACCTTAATGCATCACAATTCAGTTTTACAAATATTTTTTACAAATATTTGTAAAACTGAATTGTGATGCATTAAGGTTAAATTTATTAATTCTTTTATTTTATTAGGATTTTGATCTATTTGAACTTCATCATCTTTATACATATTTTCTAATTCCTCAATATAATATATATTATCTATATCTATTATTTCATCTTGATTTAATATATTATCTAATATATTGTTATTTCCATTATCGTTATCATTATCGTTATCATTATCGTTATTCTCATCTTTTTTTTGAGAATTTTAAACTATTATATAAACTAGATGATTTAGATAATTTGGAATCAATTAATATAGAATTAGAATTAGTAATATAGTAATTTTTATCATCATCTTTATTATTTTTTTTAATATAATTTTTTTTTAATTTAATATTAGCATTTTTATTAAATATAGCTTGATAATTATATTGTGATTTAACAATAAATTTTAAATTAATAAAATGAGTATCAAACCATTCTGTAGATAATTTTTGTATAATATCATTTCTTTTTTAACAGAACATATTTTGAATAGAGAATAAAATATGTTCTGTTAAAAAAAGAATTTATATCAAAATTCTCCATAAAAATTATTTAGAATATTAAAAAATAAAAGATTCAAAAAAATTTAAATATTTTATTTTATATTAATGAATTCACCAATTAAATTGATATATAAATATAAAAATGATAATAGAAAAATACAATATCAATATTATATATTTGTAGGAGGATTATTAATTAATAAATATATTTAAATATATATAAAAACATACATATATACATATATATATATATTATGTTACATATAGATCATAATGGTGGATTTTTTTCTTGTTGTACAATAAGATTAGAAAAAATAATTGAATATTTTAATAAAAATAAACAATTACCATTAATAATTGATAGTTCAGAACAATATAGATTATATAAATATAATAATAATAATGATATAACTTTTGATTATTTTATGGATTATAAACTATCTGATAATTTTAATTATATTAATGATGTTTATGTTACTAATGAAAATATGGAACAACAATTTAGTGATTATAAAAAATTAAATTATAATTTAATTGAACCTTTTATAAATAAATATTTTGAACCATCAAATGTTGTTAAAAAAATAATTCAAGAAATTGAAGAAAAATATAATATTGATTATGAAAATACATGTGTAGTTTTTTATAGAGGGAATTGTAAACAGCAAGAAACAAATTTACCATCATATAACGATTATATTGAAAAAATAAATACAATACAAAATACAAATAAAAATATAACATTTTTATTTCAATCTGATGAAACTGAATTTTTAATATATATGAATAATATATATAATAATAATATAATATTAAATGATTATATTAGACATATTAATAAAAATAATTATACCGAAACAGATAAGATTGATAAAAAAAATAATTTAGAATTTTCTCAAAAATATTTAGCAATAACAATTATAATGGCTAGATGTAAATATATAATATGTAATAGTGGTAATTGTTCATTATGGATTGCATTATATAGATTTAATTCTAATAATATTATTCAATATTTAAATCCATTAAATAGTGAAATTAAAAATGATTATTGGATCTAAATATGTTTAATTTATAAAAATTTGGAACATTATTTATTTTATATAAACTATACAATAATCCTAGTTGGACAAATTGAAGATGTTATAATTAAAAAGGAATATTGTGGTTTAGGTCTAGGAAAACAGATTATTAAAAAATTAACAAAAATAGGGATAAATAAATATAAATGTTATAAAATAATTTTAAGTTGTATAGATCGGAGCACGGGAATTAAGAAAATAGATTAATATTAATCTATTTTCTTGAAATATATTAATTAATATTAGATTTAAAAAAATGTATTTTAAATAATAAATTTAATATTTTATAAAAATTATTATGAATT